GAGTGGACCTTGTCCCCGGCCACGTCGGCCCTCGCCCAGAAGGAGAGCGAGTACTCGACGCCGGAGGTCGCGCGGGCGTCAGCCAGATGGTGGCTGGTGTCGAATCTGATGCCCCATCGTCCCACGCCGAGCGTGGCGACCCCCGCCCCGTGGAAAGTCTCGGCAGACTTCCTGCCCTTGTCCCCGAAGACCGCCCCGGACATGTCGTGGGAGCCAACGAGCAGGTTGTGTACGGTGCCGTCGCCCATCTACGCCTCCACCCTGCACTCGACGGCGGTTCCCGCCGCGCACGTGTGCGTGTAGCCCGTGGCCACGCGCGAGCCGCCCGCGTACCACGCCACGAGCCCCATCATGGCCACCTCCTGCTCCGACAGCCGCTCGCCCCCGCGCCACACCGTGGCCGTGAGGGTCGACGTGTCCCCGGCGGCGTCCGCCGGCGCGCTCTCGACCTGCACGCGCAGGGTGCGCGACCACGCGTCCTCGGCGGTCGACCGCGCCTCGTCCGCCGTGCCCTTGGCCGTGGCGGCCGTGGAGCTGGCCGCGTCCGCCGTCGACTTGGCGGCGCTGGCGTCGCTCGCAGCGGTCTTGGCGGCCTGCACCGCGCTGGCCGCGCTGCCGGATGCGGCATTCGCGGTCTTGACGGCATTGGCCGCGCTGGTCGACGCGGAGTTCGCCGTGGAGACGGCGCTCGACGCGTTGGTCTTGGCCGTGGCCGCGTCGCTCGCCGCCGTCTGCGCGGTCGCCTTCGCGGTGCTCGCGTTGGAGTTGGCCGTGGCGATTCTCGAGTCCGCGTCCGACTGGTAGGCGGAGAAGGCGTCGCTCCTGGTGTACGTCTTCGAGACGTCCAGGCTGATGCCGTCCGCGCTCGCCCTGATGGCGGCGTCGCGCGCGGTGGCCTCCCTGGCCACGGAGCCGTCCGTGTAGCTCTTGGCGGTCGTGAGGGCGTCCGACACCCTGCCCGAGAGCTCGGCGTCGGTGGCCTTGAGCTCCGACTTGGTCGCGTAGTCGGTCTTGATGCCGGCTATCTCCCCGAGCGCCTTCGTGACGTCGGAGTCCTTGACCTGCACCCACGCGGTGCCGCTCCACCGGTAGCTGTAGCCGGTCTCGGTGTCCATGTACAGGTCGCCCGCGTGCCGCCTCCTCAGCGCGTCGGTCGTCCAGGAGCTGGCGGGAGGGGTGCCGGTCGTGGGCGCGCCCCTGAGGTACCACGACTCGATGGCGTTGTCCGCGACGTTCTTCAGCTCGTCCAGCCGCCGGTCGGTGGCGGCCCTGTAGCTCCCCAGCTGGGACTGGGCGTCCGTGCCCGCCTTCCTGGCGTCCTTGACCGCCGCGTCGTTCGAGGACTTGTACGCCCCCAGTTGCGACTGCGCGTCGGTCCCGGCCCTCTTGGCGTCGGCCACGGCCCTGTCGTTCGCCGCCTTGTACGAGTCGATCGTGCCCTGGGCGTTGGTCGCGTCGCTCTGCGCCTTGCTGAGCGCCGCGTCGTTGGCCCTGCGGTAGTCCGTGAAGGCCGAGTAGTTGCTCGTCATGGTGGAGCCGAGCTGGTTGACGGCCTCGGTCAGCTCCGTCCTCTCGGCGTACGCGGCCGACGCGTCCGCCTTCGAGAGGTAGTCCGCCGCGAGCGTCTTTGTGATGGCCCCGGTCTTGGAGTCCACCTCGGTCCTGGTGGCGTAGGTGGCCTCGGCGGTGGCCTTGTAGCCGGCTATGTCCCTCCTGACGGCCTCTATCTGCTCCCCGTGCGCGTCCGCGTCGGCCCTCACCTCGGCCACGGCGTCGCGGATCGTGACGGTGACGGCGGGGCAGGCGGCGCTGGCGTTGTGCGCCGGGGTGCCGTCCGCGAGGCACGCGTCGTCCTCGGCGGTGGCGGTGACGGCCACGGTCGCGCCGACGGAGAGGCCGCTCACGGTCACGGAGCCCGCCGAGCGCATCTCCGCGACCGCCCTGCCGTCCACGAGGATGGTCACGTGGTCGAAGTCGGCGGGCACGTCGCCCGCGAGTGACCCCGCCCACAGCGCGTGGAGCGAGCCGTCCCCTGACCACGCGCGGATGCCGGTGGGCACGGGCGGTGGCGTCACGTCCCCCACGTGCGTGGCCATGGTGGCGCTTCCCGCCTGCGGGCCGATGACGGTCCTGGTGCCGTCCGCGTTGTCGTACGAGGCGCTCCCGCTCGCGCGGGTCTGCGCGGCCTCGGCGCGGGACTGCGCCCTCGCCGCGAGCCTCGCCATGGCCTCCATGGGCTCCATGAGGGCCACGGCCTTGCGATGCACCGCCATCTACGCCACCCCCTCCCACGGGTCGGGCATCTGGTCGAAGGTCAGCTTGACCCTCGACCCCTCGTCGCCTGCCATCTCCATCACGCGCAGCGCGTAGCGCCCGTCCGGCCACATCGGCGAGCCGTCGAGGTCGAGCAGCACGCGCTGGCCGGGCCACAGCCGCCCGGGCACCACGGGGCCCGACGTGGCGTCGACCTCGCACTGCCACTGCACCATGGGGAGGCGCGATGCCGCGAGCGCGGCGTCCGCGTGGCTGCGCACCAGCCCGGCCGTGCCCCAGTCGGACGAGCCCGAGACGCGCGACTCCACGAGCGGCCACGGGTCGCGCCTCCGGCAGAGCGAGAGGTCCTCGGAGAGGTGGCAGAGCGTGGCCTCGTCCTGCCCCGCCCCCGTCGCGTAGACGCGCATGGCGGGCGCGAGCTCGGCCCACGCCAGGTCCTGCGCGGTGCCGCCGCCGGGGAAGCACGTCAGCACCGGCACCACGGGGGCGTCGCCCAGGTAGGGCTCCGGGTCGGAGCCCGCCTCCAGGCGCCACCGGACGTGCCGGGGGTCCGCGAGGTACGGGCGGAGCTGCACGTCGGGCCCGCCCTGCACGTCGCATATGTCGGTGATCAGCTTCTTGACGTCGTTGTTCGCGACGTTGAAGCCGTCGTAGGTGCGCTCGTGGCCGCCCGCCTCGCCGAGGTACGGGAGGTCGATGGGCAGCGCCCCGCCCGGCTTCGAGCACGCGAGCGCGACGAGGCGGCAGGCGACCGAGCGCAGGCTCTCGCCGGACCAGTGGATGCTGTCCGTGGTCACGGAGGAGACGGCCTGGCCCTCCTGCTCCCCCTCCTCCACGGTCGTTGTGCCCGTGCCGAATGCGCCCTCGCGCACGGCGTAGCGGTGCGCCAGCACCTCGAGCGGGCTGAGCAGGTCTATGGACACGTCCCTCGCCGTGCCCGACTTGGGGCCGATGACGCCCGCCACGACCGGCGCGCCGTCCCACATGAGGCACACGCCGCGCCGCCACATGGCGATGGCCCCGTGGCGCTCGGCGGCGGTGCGCCCCGGCACGGCGGCCCACGGGAGCCTCAGCCCCGAGGCGTCGCCCTCGCCCGCGCCCTTGTCGCGGGTGGTCGAGAGCGAGCAGTCGCCGACCGTGAGCGCCCAGCTGAAGCTGGGCAGGTCGACCGCCTCGGCGACGAGCCCGGTCATGGAGTCGAAGAGGAAGGCCTCCCACGTCATGCGGCCCCCTCGTCCCAGACGGAGAGCGCCGCGCCGCCGGTGCCGCCGTCCACGATGGACAGGCCCCAGTCCCCGCCGTCGTAGGCGAGGTGCAGCTCCACGGTGTGCGTCCCTGCGGCCAGCTCGGCCACGCAGGAGGACGAGTGTGTGAGCTCGGGGCCGGTCCACGCCGGCCACTTGCGCCGGGACCCCTTGACCTCCACGCCGTCCACGGTGAGGTACGGCCGCACGCGCGTCCAGCCGGTGTTGCCTCCGGGCGTCACGAGCGTGGCCCTGTAGTCGACGCGCACGAGGTGCCTCGACGGCACCGTGACCGTGGCGGCCACGGTGTAGAAGTCGCTCCACGAGCCGCCCGTGGATATGCTCCTGCCGGCGTTGAGCGCGGCCTCGCCGAGGAGCCCGAGCGTCCCGCCAGCCGGCGTCGCCGCGTCCCCGCGCGCCTCCACCGTGGCCTGGGCCGTGGTGGTGGCCCCCGCCGGGAGCCGCATGTAGGCGAGCACCGTCGCGTAGGTGGGCGCGGCGGGCCTCGCGGGGCTCGCCGCCGGCGCGCCCTGCGTGACGCCGAGCGCCACGTGGTTGTCCGGGTCGCCCTGGTCCCTGTCGTGCGAGGTCACCCACACGGCGTCGATGCGCGGGAACCCCGTCCCGTTGGCCGCCACCGTTGGCGTGCTCCCCGCCGGGACCGCGGCGAGGGTCGACCCGTCCCCGCTCCCCTTGGAGCAGACGGCGACCCCCGCCGCCACCGAGTACGCGAGCGACGAGGAGCCCCTGACCCCGAGGCCCGAGAGAATGCCGGCGTGCGGGAACAGCGCCGCCAGCGCCTTCCGGAGCGCGAGCGGCGTGGTGCCGTCCGAGCCGTCGTTGCGCACGCCCAACGCTACATCTGCCATGTGCAGACCTCCTAGACATAGGTGTCGCGCCAAGCGACCTCGACCGTGCCCGTGCCCTCGGCCGCGAGGGCGAGGGTCACCTCGCCGCCCGGGGGCACCGAGGGGAAGCCGCGCGCCGAGAGCAGCCGCGAGGCGTCCACGCCGGCCACCGAGGCCGCGCGCGCCAGGCAGTCGAGCGTGACCGGCTGCGCGCCCACGTGGCCGTCCCAGGCGAGCTGCGCGCCGGTGGCGACGTCGGTGATGGTCAGGCCGTCCATGTCACCGCTGGCGGTGATGGTCGGGTAGGCCGTGGCCGTGCCGTCGTTCCTCAGCGTCGCGACGTTGGCCCCCGCGCCGCCCCCGCCGTACGAGAGCGGCCACAGGAGGCCGTGCGGCGCGCCCTCGTGCCAGCCGAGCGCGCCGGCGGAGGCCCCCGGCGAGAGGTACGCGCGGCGGGGCGTCGTGCCGTACTCTCGGGGGTCCCTGCACGTCATCGATATGGTGGCGCCGAGCGCCACATCGAAGCCGTCGGACTCATCGAAGTCGGCGGTGATGGATCCCGTGGCCATGCGCCGCGCCGCACCGTCGTCCACCACGCACGTCACCTCGTGGTGGAGCAGCGCGCGGAGCAGGTCGGCCTGGGCGATGACCTCGTCACGGGTGCGACCGAGGGCCGTCGCGTAGATGGTCACCACGCGCGACTCGTAGAGGAGCGTGCCCTCCTCGCGCGGGAAGTCCCCGTCGCCCATGGAGCGCACGGTGTCCGAGCCCTTCTCGGCCGGCGTGCTGTACCAGCCCTTGAGTGACTTTGGCGAGACGATGAGGCACGGCGCGCCGTCGTCCCGTGCGTGGCCGAGCAGGCGGACGGTGCGCCCGCCAGCCGAGAGCGTGACCTCCATCCGCTACACCCCCTGCGCGACGGCGTCGAGCAGGGCTCGGTTCGCGATGGAGGAGGCTGCGTAGAGGTCGCGGTCGCTCCGCACCACCTTCGTATAGCTGTTGATCGTGACCCCCCTCCCGGAGGCGCCGTCGCCCATTGCCGCCACAAGCGCCGCGGCGTATCTGCCGATGTACGGCTGGCAGCTCGGCCAGACGAACTCCCCGCCGGCCTCGCCGACGATGGCGGTCGGGCGGTCGACGAATCCTCCTGCCGCATAGAAGGCGATGCTCGGAACCGAGAAGTTCGCGGGGTCGAGGTTGAAGCCACCCTCTATGTGGAACGTCGGCACGTACACCTGCGACCACATCTCCGAGAATTTCGACGGTATCGAGGAGATCCATCCCCACACCTTGCCTGGGAGTCCGGATATCGCGTCCCCAACCGAGCTGACGCAGTCCCGCGCCGACTGGCCCGCCTGCGAGAAGGCGTCCGAGAAGAAGCCGGGTATCCCGGATACGAAGCCCTGTACGGCCCCGGGGATTCCCCCCACGAATGACTTGATCTCCTCGACGTGGCCGCTCACGAAGGCCGCGCCGTCCGCGAAGACGCCACCGATGAAGTCCCCGATGGGCGAGAAGAATCCCTGGATGGCGCTCACGATTCCAGAGAAGAAGCCGCCTATCGGCTCCCAGGCGGCGGTGGCCATGTCGGAGGCCGTCTGGAAGGCGACGCCGATGGCGTCGAGCACGGGACCGAGAAGCGTGAGCGCGCCCGCCACGGCGTCTATCGCGACCCCGAGCACGGAGACGAGCACGGAGACCACCGGGGACAGGACGTCCCACACCACCGACAGGGCTGAGCCCACGATGCCGAGCGCCCCGCATAGCGCCGAGACCGCGCCCTGTATGACCGGGAGCACGGAGGAGCCGAGGCGCTCGAGCGATGGCATGAGCGGCTCGATGACCGGGCCGACCTTCGCCATGGCCCCGTCCACCAGTCCGGAGAGCGTGTCGCCGAGCGGGGACAGCGCCCCAGAGAGCCAGTCGAGCGCCCCTCCCAGCCCCTCGACGGTGGAGGTGACTCCCCCCATCACTGCGGAGCCCAAAGGCTCGAGCGCCGCCTCGGCCCCGTTCTGGATGAGCCTCCACTTCTCCGGCCAGTCGTCGGTGGCCTCCATGGTGCCCATGATGTCGCCCTGGGCGCCGAGGGCGCTCTGGCCGAGGTCGTCCATGCTGATGGCGCCGCTCTTGAGCGCCGCCACGAACTGCGGGGCGTTCCTCGTGCCGAAGATGTCGCTCGCGGCGCTGATGGCGGCGGCGTCGTCCCCGGCGCTGACGTACCCCTCGATGGCTGAGACCGAGTCGGAGAAAGTCTTCTGGACGTCCCCTCCGCTCTCCGCGACGGAGGAGAGGGCCTTCTTCATCGACCCGAGCACCGACGACGAGTTGAGGCCCGCCTTGTCTAGCTGCCCGGCCATGTCCGCGACGTCGTCGAGGCTGAAGCCGAGCTCCTGCATGGCCGGCCCGCTCGACTGCACGACTGAGACGAGGTCGTTGAATCCCATCCCGGTCTGCTGGGAGACGCCGAAGAGGTAGTCCATTTCGCCTGCGGCGTCCTCGCCGGAGACCGAGAAGGCGTTGAAGGCCCCGGTGAGCCTGTCGACGTCGACGGCCTGGCCCGTGAGCTCGCCGAGCGCGGCGGCGCGGTCCGAGACGTCCGTGAGCGCCTGGCCCGCGAGGCCCATCCGCTGGGAGAAGCCGGCGACTATGCCTCCGGCCTCCTCGAAGCTCACGGGGACGGTGGTCGCCACTTGCTTCGCCGAGTCCCCCAGCTCGTCCAGGGCGTCGCCCGACGCACCGGTAGAGATCTGGATGCTGTCGGACATCGCGTCGAAGTCCTCCCCGATGCCCTCTAGCGCGGAGCCCACGCCGATGACGCATGCCGTGACTGCGGTCGCGACCGCAGCCGGCCCGGCGGCGCCGAGCACGCCGGTTATCCCGTCGACGAGCGACGAGCCCGCGCCGTTTCCCAGCTCGCCTAGCCTGTCCCCGAGCCCGTCGAGCTGCCCGGTGACGGCGTCCAGGATTGACCTGCCCCCCTTGGACCCGGCCTCGTCTCCGGCGCCCTCCATCGCTCCTGAGAGCGCGTCGGTGATGCTCTTCTCGGCGCCCTGCATGCTTGGCATGATCGAGACGTACGCGTTAGCGACGTTGACGCCATCTGCCATCTATACCACCTCGCATACGAGACCGGGGGCCGGCCGAGTGGCCGACCCCCGTCATCCGCTGCCGTAGTACCAGTCGAGGAATTCGCACTGCGGGATGGCCCCGGAGCCTAGGTGCCGCTCGCCGGCGGCCTTTACCCACGGGCGCTCGACGGGAGCCGGTGCCTTCGGCCTTGAGCCCTTCTTCGAGTGCGCCTTGGCCACGACGTACGCCGCCGCGTTTATTGCGTCGATGCAGTCGGCGAGCAGGGCGTTGGTCCTGCGGGTCGAGTACCAGTCCCCGACGTCCCCCTTGCGCTGCGCCCTCCACGTCGCCCACGTCTCGTCGGCGTGCCGGTAGAGCACGAGCAGGCCGTCCCACCCTATGGTGGGCGGCACGTCCGCCAGCCGCGTGCCGAGGTGCGTCATGCAGTCGGCGTCGAGCGCCCCGTCCGTCTCGCGGTCTACTCGGACGAGGGCGACGATTCCCCCATGGACGCCTTCGAGGAGTCGTTCCATGCGGCGAAGAGGTCGCGCAGCTCGGCGATGGTCAGCCCGTCGGTGCATCCCGGGGCGTGCGCCTCGAAGACGGCACGGGTCGCGTCCACCCTGGAGACCCCGCTGCCGGCGGAGATCGCGCGCACCTCCTCGTAGGTCAGGCACTGCGCCTGCGGCACCGAGTAGTCTGAGTCCCCGATCCGAAACGTGAAAGGCACGGGCGCGTGCCTCTGCAGGACGAAGTCAGCCATTACGCGCCCACCACCCGTCCGTCGTCGTAGATGAAGTAGACGTAGTAGCCGTCGGAGTCCGCGTTGAGAGAGAGCGTCATGGAGAACTTGTTGGGCACGCCCGGCTTGAGGCTGACGTCGTCGATGGACGTGACCTGGGCGCTCGGCATGTACACGCGCACCCTGCGGTCCTCGTCCTTCATGTTGATGCAGACCGAGTTGGCCGGCCCCGGCTCCCCGGAGAACTTGAGGACGATGACCTCGCCATGCTCGGCCGTGGCCTCAGTGACGCTGAAGTCTCCCTCGTGGAGCATGAAGCCCGCGAGTCCCTTGTCGATCTGGATGGCGGGGATCGTGACGGTCGGGTCGGCCTCGCCCCTCGTCACTCGGATCTTCTTCTTGGCCCAGTCGCGCACGGCGTCCCCTGCGGCGATGAGGCCGGAGACGGTGATTCCGTCCTCCCCGACGTACCCGAGCCCGCCAGACCACGCGTCTGGGAGCTTGGTGCGCGCGTCGGTGGGGGCTGCGGTCCCCACCTTCGCGGTCCGGATGGCGCCCGTGGTCGGCGACTGGTCCGGCTCTGTGAGGTAAACCTTGTTGCTGTCGATGCCCATGTGGGCCTCCTTCAGTCGATTGACTCCCCGCGCGCGGCGACGTTGCACGCCACGGTGACGCGCGGCACGCCCGCGTGGTTGGGGTCGGGGTTTGGGTAGGCGCTCGTGACGGTCGGTGACTTCCACGCGACCCCAGACGGGGCCGCGCGCATGTGGAGCGTGGCCACGATTCCGGCGAGCCTCCGAGCGGCGTCCGTCGCGTCCGCGTAGTCTGGGACCGCCCCCGCCCACACGTCGATGGACATGTCGTGCTCCCACGACACCGGGGTCGACGGGGCGCACCCGAGCTGCGTCACGTGCGCGACCGGCGCGCCCCCTCCCACGGCATCTGGGGGGTTGGCCGACACCCGGAAGCCGCAGAGCGCCGTGAGGTCGGCCGCGAGTGCTGCCTCCGCGTCGATGGGGGACGTCAGGCTCTGCATGCCTGCACCGCCCTCGAGAGCGACTTGTCGGTGGCCTCGGCCACCATGGCGTCATCGGTGGCGGCGCGCACGCTGTAGGCCGCGCGCTGGCCGGTGAATCTCGGGCCGACGACCTCGAAGCCCTCGCCGGCCGCCGCCGCGATTCGGCGCGCGGACGCCTCGCACTCTCCCGCGATCGGCTGCGAGCGCAGGAGCGCCGCGATGCCGTCGTGGTCGAGCTCCAGGCGGAAGCCTCCCACCTTCTCCATGCCTATCACTCCCAGTCAACGAGCGCGCACTCGATGTGGTCCGCGCCTCCGAATGGTGACGGGTACTCGATTGGCTCTCCGTCGATGGCGTAGCGGTCTCCGGCGTAGGTCACGCGGTCCCCGCGCCGCACGTCCGTGCCTGGCGGCGCGTAGAGCGTCAGGCGCATGTTCGCGGCGCGCCCCTCGTCGGACGAGTCTGACGAGGTAGAGGCGTTTCCGACCCAGCACCCGGTGACCTCCCTCTCGGTCTTCCTGGACCAGTCGGGGACCGTCGTGCCGCGCGACTCCTTGGCACCGGGCCGCTCGATAGTCACGGCGACGAGCTCCCACATAGGCATCGGCATCTAGACCACCAGCCTGTATGGCGCGAGCTCCGCCCCGTGGCTCCTGACGCCCACGTTCACGCTGTATCCCACCTGCGTGCCCCCGGCGGTCTGCGACGAGATGCCTGGGTGAGCCACGAGGAATTCGCTCACGAGCGCGACGAGCGTCGCGGAGAGGTCGTACGCGGAGTCCAGCCCCGCCGTGTACGCGACGCGGACTGAGCGCCAGCCGGCGCGCGCGGCGGCGCACGGGCGCACGAAGCGCACCATTCCGCTCGCCGACCACTCGTAGGACGAGGGGTCGGCCTCCAGCGTGCCGACCGAGACGGACGAGACGCCGGAGACGGCCATGGCTGGGAGCCTGAGCACGCGGCCGCCGTCGGCATTCGCCACGCACGCGAGGGACGGCGCGACGTGCCAGCCGCAGTGCGCGCGGATGGCCGCGGAGTAGGCGGCGAGCGCCCACTCGACGGTCTCCGTGGTGGCGGAGAGCTGCCCCCCGGTGGCGGTCGAGAACTCGGGCGCCGTCATGAGCGGTGGGAGCGCCCCCTCGACCTCGTATCCCCAGGGGGTGCGTGTGGTCACTTGTCCGACACCTCCCTCGACTTGTTGGCCGGTGCCTTCGCCCGCTTCGCGCACGGGCGCGGCTTTTGCGACGGCTCGACGTGCTCGACGGCGGCCTGGGACTGGTGGCCCTCCACGTACTGGAATGTGAGGCCACCGATGTCGTACTGCTTCATCATTTCGGAGCCCCCCGTTCGTCGTGGGGCCGCCCGCGCGGGCGGCCCCTGGTTGCCCTATGCCTCGGAGATGGTGAGCTTCTCGAGGCCGGCCGGGTATCGGACGGCGAGCTTGAGGCGCTCGATGACGCGGATGGCCACGAGGTCGTGTTCGAAGTCGTCCTTGTCGGAGTTGGTCATCTCGACGCGCAGGCCCTCTCCGGCGCTGGTGAAGACGGAGCCGGAAGCCTTGAATGCGCCGACCCACGGGGAGCCGGCGGCGACGGCGGAGGTGACCACGGTAGTGAGGCCCCACACGTCGGGGTAGAGGACGATGCCGCCCTGCGAGCCATACTGTCCGGAGAAATAACCACCTCCCAAATACTGCCCGTTGGTGTCTTTGGCGAGGCGCAGGGTCTGGTAGTCGGCGGGGTTGAGCACGACCGCGTCGGCCATGAAGGGCGTCGCGTTGCCGATGTTGGTGATCGCCTGGAAGATGGCGTCCGCGAGGCCGGCGCTCTTGGTGGTCGCGATCTGCACCCCCTCTGTCGCGGAGAGGTCGGAGACGAGCTTGTCCTCGACGGTGAGGTCGTGGAGGTAGAGGCCGCGGTCGTTGATGGAGCTGGCGAGCCAAGCCTGGTCTGTCACGATCTCGTAGCTCTCGCGGTAGAAGCCGCCGATCTTCTCGAGCGCGGCGGTCTTCTTCTCCGGGTCGGCGAAGTGGTACTGGGAGAGGGTGCCGCCCTCCTTGGCGACGGCGGGCTTGCCCTCGATGGCGCCCTCGACGAGCCACTCGACTGCGGCCGAGTCGCGGGACTCGGATCCGAGGAGGTCGCGCACCTGGAGGCGGCGGCGGTTGGCGGGGACGATGTTCTTGTCGAGGTAGGTGCTGTAGTCTGCAGCGGATGCTGGGGTGGTGTTGGTGTCTGCGGCGGCCTTGTAGCCCTCGGCGGTCACGATGCTGGCTTGGCTGCGGCCGGAGAAGGCCGAGAGGTCGAGGGACTTCGCGGCCCACTCGCCCAGCGTGCCGCGCGCGCCGGAGTGGCGCACGGGCGCGCCGGCGTTGAGCTTGGCGCCCTTCTCGTCGGCCATCTTCACGATGGCCTCGTATTTCTCCGCAAGCTCGCCGGCCTCCCTGGCCCTCTCGGCGTCGCCTGCCTTGAAGGCGGCGGCGAAGTCCGCCTTCGCCTGCTCGAACTGCTCCCTGATTGTGGGCATCTGTGCTCCTTCTTTCTGGTCTACTGGATGAATCGCGCGTACCTTGTCGCGACGTCCGCGAGCGCCTTGGCGTCTCCCTGGCGCTCCTCCGGCTCCCCGCCGTTGGCACCGCCGCCGCCCTCGTCGCCCTCTCCGTCGCCGCCGTCCCCCTCGTCGCCGGCGTCGCCGATGAGGCCGACCGCCACGTCGAGCGCCTGCGCGAGCAGGTCGCGCAGCGCCGCGAGCGGCTCCTCGCCGGCCTTCGAGTTGCGCCGGCACTCCTTCGAGAGCGCCGCGCCCCCCTTGACCTCGGTTATCTGCGCCGCCTGGTTGGCGGGGACGGTAACGATGGAGCACTCGAAGAGGTCGAGCCTGCGCAGCTCGTGCGCCTTGGTGCCGTCGTCGAGCGTCACCTGGCCGTCCTCGAGGACGTCGTAGGCGAAGCTCATGCGGTCGACGAGGCCGCGCTTGAGCATGCGGTAGACGGTCTCGCCCTTGGGGGAGTCCGAGAAGATGTGGCCGGTGACCCTGAGGCCGCGCTCGTCCTCGGCCGCGTCCACGTAGCCGAGCGAGTAGTCCGGGTCGCCCATGTTGTGGCCGAAGAGCAGCGGGATGCGCCGTCCCTCGTCCTCGTACGCCTTGAGGGTGTCCGCGAAGGCGCCCCTGGCGATCACGTCCCCGTAGCTGTCAGGCACGCGGTCGAAGGTCGCGGCGTACCCCTCGAAGGTGTGCCCTCCGCCGTCACCCTCGCCCGCGTCCTTGACCTCCACGCGGAAGTCCTTCGTATGCCTCACTGATGCTCCCTTCTGTCCCGCGTACCAGGCGCGGATTGCGTCGTATGTGCGCTCCGGCCGCCCATCCTCGGCGGCGCGTCGCAGGCACTCGTCTATGCCCGGGTCGAGCGCGACCGTCTCGGCTCCCGCGGCCTCGTAGGCAGCGAGCTGCTCGTCCGTGGGGTTCGTGTGTATGACCCAGTGGTCGGCCTTTGCCGCCCCGGCGAGGGCGCGGCCAACGACTGCGGAGCGCGCCGCGAAGGCGGCCGCCCTGACCTCGTCCGGGGCGTCGTGCGGGCTGTCGCTGCCGAGCGCCTGGGCGATGAGGTCGAGGTCAACCCTCACATCGCCGGGCGCCGCGTGCTCGCGCACGTAGGTCGTCTTGCCCGCGCATGGCGGGCCGGTTATCACGTGTATGACCATCCGCGCCCCCTAGAGCCTGTAGATGTCTACGTCGATGCCGCAGCGGCAGTAGGCTTCGTCCCCCACGCCGGCCGAGCCGTCGTGGGGGAACTGCGAGCCGTTGGAGAACGGCTTGTCCCACTCGACGCATTCGCCGTCCATGGCCTCGTGGTCTGTGCGCGGGTGCTCCGTGGCGCCGTCGCGGTCGTGGACCCACGTCTTCATGCGCAGGTAGGAGGACTTGGGGGCGAGCTGCTCGGTGGCCTCGCGCACGCCGAAGACGGCCGCCGCCGCAGCCATCGAGACGCCGAGGCGCGCCGAGCGGCCGTCCTCCGCCTGCTCGAAGACGTCTGCGGGGGTGGCGGAGCCATCCTCGTCGGCGTCCTCCGCGTCCAGGGCGTCGAGCAGCCGGCGGCGCGTCACGGCGTTGATGCCGCTCGCGCGCCCCTCCGCCACCTTGCGCAGGTAGGCGTCGGTGCGCGACGCGTCGTACTCGCCGCGCATCCTCTCGGCGGCGGCCCTCCCGCTCCGCGTCGCGAAGCGCTTGAGCACGGGCTCGAGGTCGTCGGCCAGCTCCCTGTCCCAGCGGTCCGAGTCCCACCAGTCGGGGTCGCCGGACTTCGCGGCGGTGCCGTGCGCCTTGGCGGCGCCCACCTTGGGCAGCACGGCCTTCGCCTGGCGCCGGAAGAAGCGCGCGAGGGTGCGCGACATCGCGACCGAGCCGTCGGCGTCGGCGCGGGCCTTGAGGCTCCACGTGGGCTCCCTGCCCGCGGCCTTGGCGGCCGGCTCGCCGGATGCCGAGCCCTGCCGCGCCTCGGCAGAGGCTTCGCCCCCGTCCTCGCCCGACGCGGCGCCCACCCCTCCTACCGCGAGGTTGAGCGGGGTCACGACCTCGCCCATGTCGCCTCCCACGGCGGGGAGGTTGAGCATGCGGCGCGCCTCGTCCCCGGTGAGGACCGGGCGGCCGGACGCGCTGACGAGGGTCGAGATCATGTCCGCGGGGTTGGAGTTGAGCTTGGAGAGCACGTCGAACTCGGCGTAGGAGCCCCCGCTCGCGAGCCGCGGCGCGAGCACCTTGTTGATGCGCTCGCAGAGGAGGTCGAACTTCGGCGCGAGCGTCTCCGAGTAGAGGCTCCGCGCGTTGTCCTTCGCGCTGGCGTAGGTCTGCGTGCTCGAATGCCAGATGAGGGACGGGTTGATGCCGTACACGGCGGCCACGTCCTGGCGCGTGAGCTGCGTGGACTCGGAGAACTGGGCCTCGCGGGCGTTGAGCTGCGTGTCGTGCAGCTGCATGCCGTCCTCGAGGATGGGCGTCCCGCCGGTGTCGGTCCCGTCAGGCCCGGAGAAGCGGGCCTTCCACGACCTGGCGAAGCGGTCGCGTCCCTCGGGGCCCCACTCGACGCCCTCGCCGCGCGAGATCCAGCGGGAGACCCAGCCGCCGTTGCGCCACACCTTGTTGCGGTAGTCCCAGGCGCTCACCTGCTCGGCGAGCACCTGCTTGAGCGCGTCGACCGGCGAGGCCGGGTCGAGCGGGCCCGAGGCCCCGTAGAGCGAGAAGGAGAGCGTGTCCGCTGCATCGACGGTGACGGGGGCACGCCCCGCCTCGGGCACCTGGATGACGTAGGACGATGGCGACCAGCCGTCCGAGGTGAACCTGTCGGACACCCACCCGGGCGGGACGCGCGTTATCTCCCAGCCGCTCTCGGAGTCGGCGCTCGGCACGACGTACCAGAGCGCCCAGCCGTAGAGCAGGGCGTCTGCCATCGTGTCGCGCACGAGTTCGTATGTCGTGACCCCGTCGCTCGGGTGCTCTAGGAGGAGCGCGAGCGCGGACGTGGTGTCGCGCGGGCGGTCGTTCTCGCCGCGGCGCTCGTAGCACTTGAGCGGCACGGCGGCGACGTTCTCGGAGATGTAGGAGACGACGGCCCGCAGCGCGGGCTGGGTGCGGTACATCTCGTCGGGCGTGCGCCCCAGGACCTCGGTCGCGCGGGGCCCGTAGCTCACCCTCACGCGCCGGCCGTCCCTCGCCGTGAGCCTTGACAGGATTCCCACCCGATGCCCCCAATCTGCATCCAAATGAGGCCCCGCGCCATGGCGGGGCCGCTGTGTCACACGGTCATGAGGCCGCAGTCCTCGTAGGCGCTCTTGGCCGGGCGCTCGTCCCTGTCCACCGCCGTCGCGAGGCCGTAGGCCGTCGAGCAGGCCACGAGGGGGGAGATGTCCTCGGTGGACCCAGCGCGGTCCCACATAAATGCGCCGTCGCCCGCGGCCCTCGTCCTGGCCACCGCGGCGGCGAGGTCGAGCACCGGCTGCGGCCTGTGCCGCACCGGCACCGCGTCGCTGCCGGTCCCTCCGGGGCGCGCCGGGTCGAGCGCCGCGACGCCGTCCCAGAAGCGGCCCGCGTACGCGGCCACGTCAGGTCCGGAGACAGGGACGAGCTCGACGGAGTCGACCTGCCCGTATACCTCCGCCATCGACGTGACGGGGGCGCCCTTGCCCTGGTACGCGACGCGCATCGGGCGCGACGGGTCGGCGCGCCCGGCGAGCCACCCCGTCACCCAGGCGAGGCCGGGGCGGTACGCCACGACCTCGACGTGGTAGGTGCGGTCGGCGCGCAGGCCGCACACCGCGATGCACGAGTGCATGCGGTCGGCGCTCACGTCGACGGCCCACCACAGCGGGCTGTCCGGTGCTATCTCGCTCGCCGGGTCTGTGCCAGCCTCCCATGCGCCGTCCGGGAAGGGCGGCTTGGCCATCATCCCCACGAACTGGCAGAGGTTCTCTGTCCGCGCTCCTGCCTCCGTCTTGCCGGCTATCGACGCGCGGAGCTTCCTCTCCGTGAGGAAGCCGTGCCCGAGCGAGGGGTTGGCCTCGCGCCAGCCCTCGCGGTCCCACACGTCGCGGCCGGGGGCGGCGCTCCACTCGAACAGGCCGAGCTGCTCGTCATCCGGGAGGTTCTGCGCGACTAGGTCCTTCTGCTCCACGCACCAGCCGTCCGGGTCCCCGATGGCCCGCAGCGCCTGGAAGCGCTTCGAGCGGAGCACGACCGAGAGGGAGTCCCCGGCGTTCGAGGCGCACCAGATGAGGCCGTCCTCCTGCGCGAGTACCGTGTCCGACACTGCGTCCCAGGCGTCCCAGGACTGCTGCTCGCGCATCTCGTCCATGATGACGAGCTGCGCGCTGCCCCCGCGTCCGGCGCTGCGCGTAGGTGGCTTCGTCACGTAGTGGCGACGGCCCTTGAGCACGAGGTCGCGCCCCGAGTTGCCGCGCTTCGGCCTGACCATCTCCGCCCTGAGCGCCGGCGTGTCCTCGACCATCGCCACGGCCGCCTCCCACGTGTCGGCGGAGCGCGGGAGGTCCTGCGCCATGCCGATGACGAGCGCGGCGCAGAGCATGTATAGCCAATAGAGCGTCACGACGCCGATGAGCTTGGTCTTCCCGTTCTGTCTCGCGACGAGGATCACGACCGTGACGAACCTCAGGTGCCATTCCCCGCCGAAGTCGCCGACTATCTCGAGCGCGTGCACGAGCAGCCAGCGCTGCCACGGCATGAGGTCCATGCCGAGCACGTTGGTCGCGAAGCCGATCACGTCGAAGCCGAGCGAGGTGTCCGGCGTCAGCTCGCGCAGCGGCGGGGTGTACAGGCGCGGCTCCTCGTGGCCGACAAGCCCTGCCATCCGCGCACCCCCTATCGCGCCAGCGGCGAGTCCCTCCTCTGCCTCGCGAGCGGCGACGTCGCCTCGTCATCGCCTGACACCTGCGCGCCGGTCATCGTCTCGAGCTGCTTGAGGTAGGCCACGTACGTCTTGGCCAGTGCGTTGTACCCGTCATATGCCGGGTTGCGGCGCACGCCCTCCTGTCCGCCGCCGTTGTCGTACGGCACCACGATGTCGGAGGTGCCTATCAGCCTGCGGGCGTCCGCGAGGCGCTGCTCGGTCCAAGCGGCCTCTATGACCAGCGGCCGCACGAGGTCGATGGTGGCCTCGTCCAGCCCTCCCAGGTCGCGCAGCATACGCTGCGCTCTGTCTATCTCGTTGACCCTCTCTGGGCTCCCGCGCTTGCCTGGCAACGCACACCCCCGCTCGCATGGGTAAAAGCAAGGTACTTTACATTCACTCAAGCCCCGTGCGCAAGACCACCCGGTCACGAAATCCCGTCGGGGGGAAATGATTGCGGCCGGGAAAAAGTGGCGCATTAGGTTAACTTTTAGATTCCAACGCCCCTCCCCCTACCAGTCGCGGGACGGGCTACCAAGCTCGTGGATGCCTGCGCGCTTGCCGCGAGCGCGGTTGCACTTGCAGTGTGCCGGTCTGAGGTTGGCGAGCTCGTACTCCAGCTCGGGGTGGCGCGACACGTCGAGGTAGTGATCTGGCTCATACGCCCAGGGAGTGCCGCTCCTCTTGCTCAGGCCGAGCGAGTAGTCGATTTTGCGACCGCAAATCCAGCACGGTGCGTCGAGCGCGCGGTCGCGCTCGAAGGCCATGTGGCGCAGCCGCTGCCACGCGGCGCTGCCGCGCCGGGACGTTCCCCCGTGCTGGCGCACATGCACCCCACCCCCGGTCATCGGGGCCAGTCCATCGGGCTGGCCCGGTTCGCCATCAGCTCCCTGAGCTCGCGCCCGGTCAGCTCATAGGCGCGGTCGCGGTCGTGGGCGTGGCGCCGCGTGCGCGGCAGTCGCACCACGACGCCCCGCACCAGGAGCGCGCGGCGGAAGGCCCATGCCACCGTGGTGTCGTGCCATGCGGCCAGGTCGGCCATCTGCTGCAGTGGGACCATCGGAAAGCCTCCCGTGCATACGGACGGACCCCCGGTGCGCCATCGCCGTGCGCATCGGGGGTCCGCCATCGCGACCGGTCGGCCCTGGGGCCACCCCCGGCCGCGCCGAGTCGATGCTGCCATGTAACCACAAATCGGCGCGCACGGGGTGGCAATCTGTGGCAATCGGTGGCACGAGGTGGCACGAGGTGGCAACCGTTGGCACTGCTACCCCTCGGCACGCCCGATGCCCACCATGGAGCGCCACAGGCCGGAGTGGTCGATCGTGTCGAGTGCGGTGGAGGCCGCGTCCTGGCACCACCTCCTGCTCATGCCGACCGTCTGCGCGGTCTGCTGCCATGTCATGGCCTCGCAGTAGTAGCAGTGGAGCACGTCGGCGTACGGCATCCCCACCATCAGGCTCGCCAGCCCGCCGTCGCCGCCGTCCCCGAAGAGCACCTTCTCGGCAAATCCCACGAGGGCGCGGTCCTCCTCGACTCTCCTCCGGCAGACGCGCTCGTAGTCGATGCGCTGGTCGGTGGCGCGCATCGGGTCGTCCTGCGGCCTTCCGCCGCCACCGGCACCGCACGCCCTGGCGCGCAGCCCCTCGCGGGCGCGCATCTCTCCGATGGTGCGCATGGTGCGGCGTTCCTCGACCCGCGCGGAGCGTGCCGCCTCGAAGAGGTCGCGCGCCGTCTGATAGGTGTATGGGTCGACCACGCTCAACCTCCGATGGCTAGAAGGGCACGTCCTCTGAGTAGATGTCTGGCTCTGCCGCAGGTGCCGGCTCTTGAGCCAGCCCCTCGGCCTGCGGCCTGGACAGGATGTCGAGCGTCTCTGCGACCACCTCCACGCGCTTGTGGCGCACGCCGTCCCTCTCCCACGAGCTGGCACGCAGCCTCCCGGAGAGCGCGACCCTGGTGCCCTTGCGCAGGATCCTGCCGAGCGCCTCGGCGCGGCGCCCGAAGACGGTGCAGCCTATCCAGCTCACGGCGTCGGACCACTGGCTGTCCGCCCCACGCCTGCGCTCGCCCACGCCCAGGGAGAAGGTAAGCACCGCCGTGCCGCCCGCCGTGGCCCTCAGCTCCGGGTCCGCGCCGAGCGCGCCGGAGAGCGCGACCGCGTTGATTCCCTCGCTCATTCTGACCTCTTTCCCGCATCATTCGGATTCTTACCTGTTTTATGCCTGGGGGTGTCGCCGGCAGGCCCCGTACGCGCGCCGCCCCCTGCGGCTATGGCGCCACCCGTGGCTGGCGGCGGCTCCCGCCCGCTTGCACCCCGCTTGCACCTCGCGACGCCGCCCCTCGCCTCGTCCGCGAATCGCTCGAAGGCGGCGGCGGCCGCCTGGTCGCGCCCGGGCATCACGTGCGCGTAGACGCGCAGGGTTATCGCCTCGTCGGCGTGCCCCAGGCGCTCGGAGACGGTCTTGACGTCCACGCCCGAGAGCAGGAGCCACGTCGCGTGCGTGTGCCGCAGGCTGTGGAAGGTGCAGCCGCGCGGGAGGCCGCAGGCGTCGCGTATCGCCGAGAAGCCCCGGGAGACGGTCGACGGGCGGGCGGTCGAGCCGTCGAGCGTGACGAGCGGCGAGTCCGGCGGAAGCGCGCGGCCGGCGCGCGAGTCCTGCATCCGCACGACCTCGCCGACCATGTCCAGCTCGCGCTCGGTGAGCGAGACGCTGCGGCTCCTGCGGCCCTTGGTGTCGGCGCGCACCGGCTCCGCGCCGCCTCCCGGCTCGTAGACGCTCCCGCACACGCGCACGCGTCCGAGCCTCCTGGACACGTCGCGCCTGCGCACGGCGCACGTCTCGCCAAGGCGCATCCCGGTGTGGAGGGCAAGCCATGCCGCCCAGGCGGAGAGCCACCTCGTGGCGCCCCCGCCGTCCCCTGGGCACGAGAGCACCCTGTCCGCGAGCGCGGCGTCGAGCGTCGCGAAGTCCCACTCGTCCACCGCCACGGCCTCGTGCCTGTCCGCGCGCGGCTTGGTGACGCTCCTCATCGGGTTTGACCCGCATATGCCCATGCCGACCCACCGGTCGAAGGCGAGCGAGAGGAACGTGTGCACGTCGCGCACGGAGCCGCGCGCGAGGCCGCGCCCGCCGCGCTCCCTGGGTGCCAGCAGGCGCGACTCGAGCGCCGAGAGGTCGTGTGCGGTGACCTCTGACGCGATCCTCCCGCCTATGTACGGGTCGACGTAGGCGTGGGAGAACGTCCTCCACTGGCGCGCGGTGTTCGGCGCGACGTCCTTGGCGGCGCGGTCCTCCACGTAGGCGTCGAGCAGGTCGGAGACGAGAGTGCTTCGCACGGACTCGCCGCCGGCCGTGAGGCTCGCCACCCACTCCTCTGCCATGCGGCGCGCCTCATCCTCAGAGCCCGCGTCGGGGAGCGTGCGGTACGGCCGCACCTTGCGGCCGTCCGGTGCGGTTCCCAGGTACACCTGGGCGCACCACGTGCCGCGCGGGTTGCGCCAAACCCTTGGGCGCCTGGCGTTGGCGGTCACTCGCCGTCACCCGCTCCGTCACCCCAGTCGATGTGCCGCCCGCACCACTCCGCCAGCAGCCGCGTGCCGTCCGCCATGCCCTCGGCGTAGCCCGCGAGCCAGGCCGCGACGGAGACGGCGGCCGCCGCCAGGGCCACGAAGAGCACCACCCAGCCCGTCACTCGGCATCGCCCCCCGTCGTGACGCGGGAGCCGCAGTTCGGGCAGAAGCTGGGCCACGGCTTGAGCATCGGCTGTCCGCATCTCGAGCAGTGCGGCAACCTCATGCTCTCCTCATCAAATGGGACCACCTCGCACGTCGGGTCCATGAGGTCGGCGAGCCTCCCGAGCGTCCTCTCGGCGAGCCTGCGGTCGGCCGCGACGGAGAACTGGTCCCCTCCTCCCTCGCCGCCCGCTCCGACCCAATGGCTGAGATGCATGCCAAGGTCGCATGTGCCATTGACGTCGCGGGCGCAGCCCCTCAGCCTCGCCGCCGCCTCGCGGCGCTCGTCGCTAGTCGGCATCGCATGCCTCCTCTCTCGCGTAGAACGTCGGGACCAGCTCGTGCTCGACGCGCAGGCGCTTCCCGCAGTGCGGGCACTTTATGTGGTGCAGGTACATGACCCTCCTGGCGTCGAGGCAGTCGCTGTCGGTGACCACATCGCCGTCATCGCCGTCCACGTGGGCGGTCTTGAGCGCCTCCCAGTCCCACCTGATTGGGACCGGCCTGCGGCAGTGCGGGCACTCGCAGTAGGCTCTACTCATCGGTCGTCCTCCTCCCCGTCCGTCTTCGCGAGGGAGCAGAAGTCGTGGGGAGTCGTGCTGCGGCCCCCTTCAAGCGTGCACCAGTCGGTTGCCACGTCGGAGACTGCCGGCTCGAAGCACGTGCAGTCCTTGCAGCGCGTGATTTGCTCTCGCAAGAAGGGAATCTCGTTCCCAGGCGTTCCAAACACGCACACGTACTCTCTCATCAGCCCACCTCCCTGATGTACGTGACGTTGTCGAAGTTGACTAAGACGCCGTTGAACGCCTGCCACTTGTCAACTTCGCCGCGCCCATTCAGCTCCTGCACGAAGCTCTCGCCGGTCTCCGAGTCTGACTTGACCGTGGCGACCTCGCCGCTCGCGAAGTGGACCTCGCACCGCCTGTGGTTCGGCCTGTCGCTCATCGCCCGTCCCCCTTCCCGGCCAGGGCGCGGATGCGCGCGGCCATCTCGTCAATCTCGTCACGAGAGACAATCACGAACCCCTGGTGGCCGCAGCCGTTCGTCTTGGCCTCAAGCTCGTCCGCGATGCGCGCCCAGCTGTCCGGGCGCTCGTGGGTGATGCAGGCCGGACCCCGGTACGTGTCTATGCCAGTGGCCTTTATGCCAACCGCGACACCCTTGTCGGAAAAACCGATGTAACTGACCTTGTATTCCAACGAGAAGTCGTTGTCTGCGTACACGGTGTCACCCACGTGGATGGGCCTCCCGTCCGCGCCGAGCGGCAGCCCGACCATCTCCTTGTCGATGCGGCCTGCAATGCGCCTGAGCTCGGCAATCTGAGCCGGATATAGGTTCTCGTCATCGATCCACTCCCTCAGCTCGTCGCCAATCCTGCTCATCTCTTCCTCCATCCGCATGCGGCCAGCCACGCGGCCGCGCTCCTCTCGTCCACCCCTGCGTCCCGCGCCAGGCGCATGGCCTCTTCCTCCTCCTCGGCCCACTGCGGCCTAGTGCCCATCGCCGGCACCCCACTTCCTCCACTCGGCCATCGTGGCCCTGAGCTCCTCCTCGTCGGGCGACGGCGCCCAGCCGTGGTCTCGGCACCAGTCGAAGGCGGCCATGAAGTCCTCCGCTGCGTCCTTGATGATGCGGTGGTCCCAGCTGAGCAGGCGGCCGTCCCCCCGATAGCACTTGAGGACTGCCGAGGCGACCTCGAAGGAGTTGCAGGGGACGGTCTCGAGGACGGAATCGAGCCTCTCCTCAGGCACAAGCTCCTTCGCGTACCAGCCCCACGACCGGTGCCTGCCGACGAGCGGGTCAGACCCCCTTGGCCATGGCCTGAGCGTCACGGAGCCGGCCACGACGGATAGGACCCACTTGGCCATGTCGTCGAAGCAGCCCTTGTAGCGCTCGGCAAGCTCGTCGTCCCTCCGCTTGCGCTCAGCCTCCTCGGCCTTCCCGCGCTCGGCGCCGGGATCCTCAACGAAGAGCTCGTATCCCGCCTTGCCCTCGGCGCGCCGGTACGCCACGACGGAGGCGTCGTCGTCCGCGCCCGCCAGCACCCTGGCGAGCTTCGCCGGGTCGGGCGTCGAGACGGAGCCGAGGTAGAGGAGGCCCTTTGACTCAGGCGACCATATCGGCGGGAAGCCCTCACGGTACTCGACCCCCGGCTGGGCGTGGTCGATCGCCGCGCGCGCCTCGCGCGTCTCGGCGTCGGCCCTGTGCCGCCTGCGTATCTGGTCGGCCTTGGCCTCGGCCAGCTCGTCTGAGGCGCACCCGAGCACGCTCCTGCGCTCCCCCTCGGAGAACGACTCGTCAGCGGCCGCGATCATCACGCCCAGGTCGGCCTGCTCGGGGGCCTCGCGCACCACCCTGCGGGCGCGGCGCACCCCCTCGGCGGTGGCGCCGAGCGCCCCGGCGGCGCGGCCCTCCGGCACGTCCAGCCTGAGCATGCGCTGGGTGCCCCTCGCGCGCTCCTCGTCGGTGAGCCGGAGCTTGTCGTCCGTGGCCATCATGGCCACGAGCTCGTCGGCGTCGTCGTACCCGTCGACGACGATGCAGTCCACGCGCTCGGCGCCCAGCTCCCTCATGGCGCGCCAGCGCCTCTCGCCGTCCACGATCCTGTAGACGCCCCCGTCCGGCACCACCACGATGGGGCTCACGGGCTGCCCGCCGGTCGCCTCTATCGAGCGGGCCAGCGCCTCCAGGTCGCCCATGTCCTCGCGCGGGTTGGTCTCGCTCGGCCTTATGAGCGACATCGGCACGCTCTCGCGGAAGGCGCTCACCGCCCGTCCGTCATCCCTGCTCATCCTCGTCTCCATCCTCTTCGCTCCTCCTCTCCTTGGCCCTCTCCACGAGCCATTTGGTCACCCATGCTTTGAAAGCGATGCAGAACGGCTTAACGTTCTTGTCGTCCGCCCACCCCGCGATCCCTATGAACCCGTCGGGGTTGAGGCTGACCGCCTCGCGGCCCCTGAAGTAGGCGCCGTCGCAGCGTATGTATGCGCACGAGATGCTCCCGCCCGCGCCGGTCTTGACGCGCGTCGCGTCTGACTTCCTGCGCGCCGATTGCAGGTGCATCGCAGACTTCGCGTCGAGCTCGTGCTGCGCGTACGCGACGCAGAGCAGCCCCTCGAGCGCGAGCACGTCCTCCTGGCGCACGTCCGCGTAGGTGAAGCCGCACCAGTCCGAGAAGAGCCAGCGGCAGAACTCGCGCTCGTCCTCCGGGGGCCTTGTCATCCTCCTCATTGCATCCTCCTGTCCGGCCCGGACGTCTCCACCATGCGGCACTGCTGCCGCAGGCGCGAGACGATGGCCACCGCCGTATCCCTGTCGCCGTTCTTGGCGAGGCGCGCTATCAGCTCGCTCGGCCTGTACTGCGTGGTCACGCACGTCGGCAGCATCCGCGCGCTCCGCTCGTCGACGAGCGCGAAGAGCCGCTCGAGCGCGAAGTCCGTCGGGGACTCCTTGCCCAGGTCGTCCAGGAAGAGGAAGCCCACCGACTGCAGGGCCGGCAGCGGGTCCGTGCCGTCGCGGAAGCCGCGCTTGATGGCGTCGAGCACGCGCCACATGGCCGTGAATCGCACCCTCTCGCCCTGGTCGACGAGCAGCAGCGCCGTGGCGCTCGCCAGGCACGTCTTGCCCGTCCCCACCGGCCCGAAGACGTAGAGGCCGCGCCCATTGCGCATGTCCTCGGCGCACTGGGTGGCGAGCGGGTGCTCGGCGTGCTCGAAGCGCGGCATGACGCCGGCCCTCCGCGCCTGCCGAGCCCTGCGCTCGGCCTCCTCGGCCCGCTCTCGCTCGGCGGCGGCCCTGGCGGCCTCCTCGCGCTCGCGCCTGGCGCCGTAGCACTGGCACTCCTCCCAGCCGGCGAACACCGTGCGCCCCATGAGCACGATCGCGCGCGGGGCGAGCTCGGCCCCGCAGTGCGGGCACCGCCTAGTCGTACTGGGCATACTCGTCGCCACCAGCCTTCGCCTTGTCCATCCGCGCCCAGTTCAGGATGGTCGCGAAGTGGTTCTTGTACGCCTTGCCCTTGGAGGCCATGTACGACGAGAGCCGCTCCACGCGCTGGTCCCAGTCGTCTGGGAAGGTGGCCCTGAGCCTCGCAAGCTCAGCGTCCGAGAGCAGGACGTTTTTGAAGGTGCCGTACCTCCCGCGCTCCGTGGATGGCTTGGCCGCATGGGTTTCTCTAACACTCTCTTTTCTCTTACTCTTACTCTTACTCTTACTCTGCATCATGCCTGTGCACGTGCCTGCGCCTGCCTGTGCATCGTCCCCAGCATGTGCCTGTGCATGTGCCTGTGCATGTGCCTGTGCATCTGCTGCGGTGCCTGTCGTGGCGTCGGTGGCGGATGGCTTGGGGTCGCCCCCGTGCCATCTGGCGTTGGCCATCATGCGACCGCGCTCCGAGGCGCGCGCGCTCATGGAGATGCGGTCGCGCACGGCCTCGAAGGTCGGCAGCCACGCCGGCGCGCCCTCGGGCTCGGTGCCGTCGAAGGCGTAGGCGCAGACGGCGTAGATGAAGGCCGGCCTCTGGCGCTTGGGCATGCTCTGCGCCGCGCGCCAGAAGTCGTCGTGTATGACAACCGACATCAGCCATCATCCCCGTCGTCGAACATAGAGCGGCGTGGCTTGACGTCCATCTTGGGGTGCCTGTCGAGGAGCCAGCGGGTGATCAGCGCCGCGTCGCTGTTGTTGATCGCGTACCGGTGCGGCGTCCCCTCCTCGTCGTAGAACGGCACGCCCACCGGCCTGCACGTCCCCTCGTACCTCTCGCGCTCTATGAGGTACTTGGCCGAGACGCGCTTCCCGCGCCTCGCGAGGTCGAGCGCCATGCGCTCCATCTCGTCCAGGACGCCGGGGTTCAGCTCGCACCACTGGCGGAAGAGCTCGCGCCTGTCGCGCGCCCTGAGGGAGC